AGGGTTTTGTAAGTCTTTGGTTTACTTGAGGAATCTAAGGAATACTAGAGGGTCCATTTATTCCTAATTTTACCCTATTTTGTATGTGTGCTCATACTACAATAATACTAACACAGCTAGCCCTCCCCCGGCCCCCTCAAGCATACCCCGGTTCCTTTGTCAACCCTTGACATTCACTCTCAGGTATGCTAAAGGATCCTTAGGTCTACCACAGAATAACCTGAGTGTCAAGCTTGACAAGTAAACTAGATTATGCTAGAGGATCCCTCTGGCCTACCATAGAATTCTTTGGTTGTCAAGTGTTGACATACACGCCAAAGTATGCTAAAGGGCCGGGCTGATGCCCTTGGGTTTACCATAGTTGACTAGAGGATACAAGAGTTGACAAAAGTGTGGACCTGCGGCAGCCCTTAAAGTCTCCACCAGAAAACCTAACCATTGTCAAGTTATATATTTATATTTATTTATTTGACAAAGTTCTCACATGGGTTACAATGGTATCACTTTAAACAAACTGAGGAACTAACCGTGATTGATAAGCTAAAAAATAACGTGTTTTTAGGTACTGTTGAGGAGTTCTTAGAAGCTTTAGAAAATGATAAGCTTTTCAAGGAAGCATTTAGCTCTCTACCAGAGGGAGAAATGATACAGCTAGTATTGCCTGAAGACGCTAAAGAGTCCTAAACTAAACTAACAACAACTGAGGAAAACTAACAATGATAACCAAACAACAAAAAGACCTAATCAACAACGCAGCTTTTTCTTTGTGCAGAGAGTTAGATAACATAGGCTGGAACGCCTACGCTTCAAAGCTTATTGATGACTGCACCCAATCAGAGAGAGAACACAGAAATGTATGGTGTCGTGGTAGAGAATACGACAAAGCCTTTACAAATCCGATAGCTGGCAGGTATCAAGCTATTAGATACATGTCTGAATTCTTGGACGGCTCACCTAGGCCAAAGGTAAAGGACTTAATTCATCTCAAGAAAGAATATGTATATGCTGCTTCAGTGTTTGAAAACTACACAGAAGAAGTTAAAAACGCTATCGGTGGCCTTGTGTCTGAGATTCTAGAATTGGACTATGTGAAACTTGTGGAGGTGGCTTGATGCTGCCTCGTTATCCTTCCGCTTTAACACTAGCCCTTTGGTTAACACTTGTAGCCAATGTGTTAAACTATGTTCTCTAACTAACTGAGGTGATACTATGAGAAAAGACTATAGACCGGACAGAATACCCACTGAGGAACCTGAGATAAAACCAAAAGATTACTTTCTAGTAGTCCTCGTGTTCTCTTTGGCTTTACTTGCTGAACCAATAATCGAGGGGTTGTTTTGATGGTTAAATTTGATGTGTGGGAAATTATGCAGGAGTGTTTTAAACCTATGGATACAGAATTAGAAAAATACACGGAACTTTATTGTAGAGAGTGTGAGGGATTCTCTGAGCACTGGCACGAATCAGTATCAGACAAGTCCGACAGAGACTTACCACCGATTCATAAGGGCTACTACTGCAAGGAATGTGATGCGTTCAACGAAGAGCAAGCAGATAGATGTATTTGGGACTATGCAGAGGAGTATATCTAATGGATGATTTAGAGGGAGAAGACCCCATAAGGCAGGTTATGATGGACCAAATACTTGAGTATGAATTAAACAGCCTGAGGCTCTCTGAGGCGTTAACCATGCTCACTGAGTCTATGTCCAAGGCATTAAGTAAAAAGAGCTTAGAAGAGCTTACAGAGCTTTACAGGGGCATATTTAACACTAGCCCGGAGATGCACTAAGAAGGGGGTACAAAATGAGATGTAAAGCTTGCAACGTGTTGTTAACTAATGATTCAGACTTGAAGAGGAAAGAGAAAGCAACAAGAGAGTTCATTGATTTATGCTCTATATGCTATCAAATAAGCAACGTGGCTCGATATAATGAAGACGACGAGCTGTTAGACTACACGGACCCAAACACTGTGTCTTTTAGTTGAGGGTTTGAGCTATGAAGATAGAAAACAAGCTAGAGAAGTGTTCTGAGTGCTCTAAGGTATCCAAAAGAGTGAGCATGGCTCTTATAAATGGAAAATTAGTGTGCGTCCGGTGTGTAATAAATAAAAAAATGATAAAAGCAGCTTGATTTTTAGAAAAGCAATATCTTTTTACATTTATTTCACTTTAGAGGATTATAATATAACCATAAAGCGATTAAAGCTTTGTTTGTTAAATTACTTAATGAGGTTATAACTTATGTCTATTGCTTATATGCAGGTTGCATTTTCCAATCTGGAAACCACAGAGTCCTA